GTACTAGGCGTAGGGCCTATCAATTTGTGAAGTCCTAATTCATTAAAAGGGAAATGAAAGGCATACCAAACAAACTCTTTATTAAACCAGCCTTTTAGCGCAAAATGTATATTTATACTTACACCGTTATAGCAATTATAACCTGTCGCACAGGTTATTTTACCATTTGATTCCGCGGCAATATACATCATATCTGAAACATGATACTCATTACCATTAGCTTCACTAAACCATTTTCCTATGCGTTCTTGGTCATCGGTAATGACACGGATCATTTACAATACGCTTCCGGGTTCAAATACATAAGTGGTCGAATAATAGCGTATATCGGTAATGGCGCTTGATGTTTTAATCCGATATGAGCCGTAGTAACCTAGCCCACTAGCCATACTCCATTGCCTAAAGGGATAAATATCACTTGCGCCCCACACATCTGTATCCCATACCCCTGTATCCCAAACGGTAGATTCAGATTCGACACCCGCATTAGGTACATCGCTTGAAGATATAAAATCAAAATCAAGATTTAATAAGGTTGAATACGCAAATGCGCCATTTGACCCCATTGAAACAGAAGCCATCGTCCATCGTTTTATTCTATTTCCAAAGCCAAAGGTGCTAAAAGCAGGTAATAGGTCAGTAACAACTGGAACACCATTATCAGCTTGCGTATCCCACGCTTTACAGACTTTTCCAGCCGTACCAAAGTATAAATTTTCATTAGCAAAGTACCAACAGTATGCAGGTATGTTAGTCCATCTTGACCAAGCACCTGAGATAGTGTTCATAACGTACTGATAACTAACGGTACTGCTAACAGGAATATTGACCAAAAGCATGTTTTGAGGCGGGTAAAGCAACAAATCCCAATTAGCGTTATCTTTATAGGTTGTCGTATCTGCGGCTATCTGATTCTGAATTTTATCAGTAATCATTAAATGCGTATTGACACGGCTAGACATTAAAGACTTAGATAAAGGTATCAATCCATCTTTATTGAGGAACATGACATCCCCCCCGTACTTACAGGTACAACGCATACCAACAGGAGAACCGACTAAATACACACCTACTAACGCCCATTCCGCAGCCGTAGATGGGTCAGTGCCTTTATAGACTGCTATTTGACCTGCTGAAGTAATAACTACAAAATAGTCATCCATCCCGTAACCTGCGTCCAACGACCAAGTATCAATCTTGGTAATGTGGCCTCCAAATTCAAAGATAGGCCCAAAGTCAAATACTGTTGCTGCGCCAGCTATAGCGTCTGTCGCTAAATACCAGCATTTCATTGTTTGAGTTTGAATAAACCAGTTACGCCTTTTATGCGTATGAACATCAATTAAACTGGTAGTAGCAATCCCTGTGATTGCATACGGGGACGATATTGCCGTAATTGTGTAAAATGTCGTACCATCATAGATACGCATGTTATCAGAGCCATTAACAGCTATTAAAAATGCGCCTCCAGAGTTAGCAAATTGTACATGTTGCCACCTAGCTGAAGTAGAAAGCCCTGTGACAACGGGTTATCCTACCGCACCGGGGGCAGTTACATCATAAACTTTACCTGTATCAGTAGCCGCAAATAGTTTTTCCGCACCACTAGCAGAATCATAATCAATTAGTGAAGTGACGTTTCCATCAAGCCCTGTAGCCCAATCTGAATACCCTTTACGGACTTTTAACTCCGTAGGCGTACAAAACCAGTTGTCTAATATAACCGCATCTGAAGGCTTCATTTCAGCTAATGGATCGCGAGCGTTCCACCCACCAATAGGCGCAGTTACAGTGACTGTTTTAGCATTTTGCCTTCTTGGTTGTAACATTTATTTGGCCTTATTTAACATGTGTCCACCGTCTACCCATTTTAATATTGCGGATTGCAGATTCGCTAACGTCAAAATCTCTAGCTAACCTTGCACAAGTAACACCTATCGCTAATTTGTCTTTAATAGTCATTACTTTATTTTCATCTAATTTAGCTTGAGATTGTTGGCTTCCTGATAAATATCTACCTCGGCCTTTGCTTCTCATATCAGCTACATTATCTGCAACAGTTCCATGAATTAAATGTTCCGCATTGATACAGTTAGGCGTATCACATGTGTGCATTATAACGCCTGTTATCTCTTGGTTAGGGTTATGAAGTTTCCAAACTTCACGATGAACCCTAACTAATTTATTATCTCTTGTTATTCTACCATATCCACATTCATCTAAATGGCCTTTAAATAAAAGGCATCCGTTTTTCTGTAGTTCAGCATGAATAGCAACTCTATCCCAAAACGTAGTACCTTTAACTGGTCTTGCCATGATAATCTCCGATTAAATAAAAAGAGATTATATTCTATCATGGCTTGATACTTAAATCAATAACCTAACTTGTAGTGTTCCCAAAACCCGTATCCGGTATGTTCGATTGCGTAAGTAGGATGTTGGGGTAGCGGGGCGCAAGTGATAAGGTATCCGCGCCTGATTCAGAAGCCTTCCATTTATCTAGTTCACGGGTATAATCTTGAAGAACGGCCGTGGTATCAAAGCCTTTAATTTCAAATAGTTTGAGCTTAGTACCTAGAGTTAGAACCCTATCAGTAAATCGGCTAGTATCGGTATCAGCAGTAAATTTAGATTTATATGTACCGTTAGCGTCTATAACCCAACCGTTTGATACATATTCAAACCCTAATACAAGCGTTGCTGCTGGCATTGGCCAGAGCGTAAATCGGTCGCCCATCATGCGGAAACGCATACGAGGGCCAGTTGTTACATAGCTTGCCTTAAGCCATTGCCATTCTTGGGCATCTTTAGGGCCTATGATTGACCATCGGTTTGACTTGTTATATTGAGTCTTATCCACCATACGAGCATAATCGCTCGGCATAGCATACTTAGCTTGACCGAAAGTAATCGTGATCCCGGTGTCTGTAGCTGTAGAGGGGATAGTCATTTCAGCAGTTGTAGTACCAATAGATGTTAAAAAGCTGTCTTGTTGGATACCTGTGCCAGAAGCCATAAAATCAGTAGATAACCCTACTACTGAACTTAAGTTAGTAAGCGTTGTAGACCCTGCGGTTACATCGCCTGTATATTGGTAATATACCGTTTCAAAACGGTACTCAGAGGCTAAAGTCTGCCAATCCCTATCAGTTGATAGGGTATCGCCAGTTCTGTTCATCAGCGCCATTAATTGAAGCACTTGAGGATCAGACGATGTGGCTACCGCATTAGGAACGACTAACCCTAGTTCTAAACAGACATCTTGTATATTTGATAGTAGGGTAGCCATTTAATATTCCTATGAAGTTGGAGCAAAATCAATTTCAGTGGGTTCAGAACTTTTGCGTGTACGTTGTTTAGCTACAGGCGCTATATTCATAGAACTCATTAATTGCTTCATTTGTTCTTGAAGTTCTGCAATTTGTTCGTTTTGTTGACCGATTATAACATCTGCATCAACTTTACCCCTATTTAAAAAGGATTGAGCCTTAACTCTTAATTGCGTACCCCCCATCATTCTAGCAAAAGCTGAATCCGGTGCGCTGGCAACTTGTTCGATATATCTAAAACCTTGATAAGCTAATTCGTGTCGCAATGTTTCGGCTATTTCTACCCATTCGGCCATTGGAGTACCTTTTATATCTTTAAGCCCTTTATAGGCTTCCCATTGTCTTGCAAAGCGTCTTTTATGTTGGTCGTCAGCTATAGTGTCTATGGCTAATGATTTATCACCGGGAACTCCAACTCTTATAAAATCGTGTTCTTCATTTTCATAAATACCTACATAGAAAGAAACATCTAAGTACGCATCACCGCCAGTATCACCAACGTAAGAAATTCCATCGCTCATTTTAAATCCTCGAAAAATTAGGGGGTAATGGCTATTACCCCCTTTACTTCATTTTATACTATTTGACCTTGATGGAATGGACGGTTGATTTGAATCAACGCCAAGCCAGAAGAAGGTGTACCAGTAGTAGTACTAACTTTAGCGTTAAGAATTTGCTCACCATTAACTTGAGCGTCATCTACAGAGCCGGGAGTTGCAGCTAAAGCATAAACATCAGCGCCAACAGTCATAGCGTTAGGTGCTTTTACAGCAGCGATACCTTGAATTTGATACCAGCCGTATTGTGAAGCTACGTTAATAGACATCGCAACAGCAACAGAACCTACACCGCCAGTAGCAGGCGCTAAAGCAGTAACACCTAAATAAGCATCATAATCAACCAATGAGCCTACAACAGTAGACGCAATGCCTTGAAGATAGATAAATTCACCAGCACCGTAAGAAACATCTTCAGCACGAACAATAGTGCCTAAAAGATGATTTTTAGTAGTGTCAGTTACTGCGATAGGCTGAGGGCCTATCAGGGGATCAGTAATTTTATAAGCCATTAGATTTAAACCTTATAGAGTTGAGAAAGTAGCGTTGAATTGAGCGCCAGAACAAGTTAATGCTCCTGAGAAGCCCATCAAACGAACGATTGCATCTTGGTTGACCGCTTGACGATCCCCACCGATAGGTACAAAGTTACGATCTTTGTGAGGACGGAAATAAACATATTTAGTGTTTATGAAGTCCATACGAGTAGCAGTTTGATTACCACCGATACCACCACCCAATACTACGTCAGCAGAACCAGCACCGCCATAGAATTTCAATGCGCTGAAACCAGCAGCACCTAATTTATCATCAGTGATACGTTGGATTGCTTGCAAAGAAGATAAGTAAGTAGAGTAAGCAGTTGATCCAGCATAGATCAAATCGACATGGTCAGTTCCACGAACTACAGACAAAGCAACGGTATTCATGCTGTTTTGAATGTTAGCAGCAGTAGCAACACCTGAAGCTAAAACAGTAGAAGTGTAAGCACCGTTACGCCAGAAAGTCCAAGTAGCTCTATCAATACCACCGTAAGTACCAGAAGTAGGAGTAGTGCTTATCATAGCTGACAAACCAACTAAGTTTTTACCAGCATTACCAGTACCATCAGTATGTAAATCAGTATCAATTTTGTTACGCAGACGCGCTTCAGCAATCTCAACACGAGTTGCAAGCAACTCAATCATTTGCTCTTTACCACTGTTTTGTAACATTTCAGGGCCTGAAATAGTTACCGCATCAGCGTAATGCTTCAGAGTAAACTGAGCAGCACTGATAGGACTATCAGGTGAGATGTTAATAGTTTCATAACCGGAGTATGAAGAAGCGTAGTTGGTGTTAGGATCGTTGTAGAACAATTCTTGTAAAATTGTTGAACCGCCAGAAATAGTTTTGATATTTCCACGCTCAGACAATCTCATTAATAAAGCGTTGTTGTTAGACAAGTTGTTTTGAGCCGATTTAGTACGCGACTCAATAGTAGTAGCGATAATATCGCTGATTGCACTGTTGGCGAAAGCCATAATAGTAACCCTCTAAAAAATTATAAACCGTGTAAGCGCATTGCTTGACGTACGGCATCTTCAGTTGATGCAGGCATAACTGAGCGGGTCACTCCAGCAGGAGCGCCTTTTACAGATACGGCTGCGGCCTTTGCAGCTTGAGCTGCTTGATTTGCCTGAACTAGATTCTGCCGATTCACGCCACTTTGCTGTTGAGCTACCGTTTTGTTGAAAACATTATCATCTAATCGTATGGCTTTCGCATAAGCATCATCCAAATCATTTGCAAATCCACGTTCTAGCAGGTCGGCCATCGTAGCTTGCACATCTGTAAAATGTTCATGTGATTGTGCAAATTCATCAATCGTAGACTGAATTTGTACATCCTCTTGGCTTTGTCTAAAGTTTTGAGAGGCTTGCAACTGACTTTGGGTATATTCCAGTTGCGATTTTAAATTGTGCATATTCGGATCGTATGGCACACCGGCTAGTGAGTTCATGTCGATCTGATAATCATGTGCTAACTTTTGTAACATTTCCGCTTTTTCTTGGTATGACCCCATTCTAAGCGTATGTTCGGTTTTAAGTAAGTTAGTAAAGGCCACGTCTGGTGTTACGCCTAAATTACTCATGTAATCTTTATACGGTGAAATGGCTCTATCTATGGTTTTAGCATAGTTAGCCGCTTCCTTGTATTGTTCAATTCCTTTATGAAATTGATCCTGCCGTTCGATTATATACTTCTGTGCTTCTTCAGGCAACTTTTCCATCACCTTTGCTGCATCAGCCTTCCAAGATTTCCACGGAGAGCGTTCCGGAGATACTTTTACTTCTTCTTCAGGCGCTTCTTCCGGTGCATCCGGAGCTTCTAGCTTATCAAACTCCTTCTCAATAATATCATGGGTTGTTTCAGGTTCACTTGACTCAGCTACTTCTTCTACTACTTCGCTTGAGTCGTCAAGCATTGTATCTTCACTCATTTCTTAATCCTTAGTTAAATTTTTCGGCTATCTCTCTACGCAAAGAGTCTTTTTTACGTTTTTCCGCAAAATGGTCTACTTTTTGTTCGGTACTATCATTACCTACTTCACGCACATTATGAGTTATCAAATGCTTGCGGTGGTGGCTTCTGCTAGAAATCATTTCCCCCGTCACCATAGACTTATAGGGCTTTATGTCCTCAAATACGGCTGGTGCAGAAAGTACCCGAATAGTGATCTCACCACAACATTCAGGTAACTTATTCCAATCAGCCAACTTGCGGAAAATATCTTGATGTTCTCCGCAGGTTCTACATTTGACTTCGTACAAAGGCATTAAAGAACGTCCTCAGTCCATTCAATGATTAAATACAGCGATGCGCCCGCAGGCACAGCCGCACCAGCAAAGTTAAAAGCTATAGACTCAGCTACACCACGTAATACAGGTGCTTTATCGTTACGGTTGCCAAAGGTAAATTCTCTTTGTGTTCCCGCTCCAGCAGGTGTAACGCCAGCAGGTAAATATACTTTTGAAGCTTCTAAAGTTACACCAGTTCCTAATGCTGAAGGATTAGCCGTATAAAGCGCTAAAGTAGCTGTAGCCGCTGCATCTGACGAATCAGATTGCGATGGTGTAGGGGCAGTTGAAGTACCGCCAGTATTAACCGCAGTTCGTTTAGTAAGGTACAGATCGTAAATAGCCGCAGCAGTAGCTGTTCCTAATATCCCTGCTCTAGTTACACGGATTGTTTTAGTAGCTGACCCTTTTAATACCAATACGTCAGTCGCTGTAGCTACAGGGGTTATATCTACCGCAGTATATCTAAAGGTAGGCTTAGGACTGTTATGACTGACGCATAATATTGAACCGTCATTACCCGCTGATTGTTGAGCTGCTCCATTAGAAGCGCCTGTTATTAGTGCTGATCCTGCCATTTGATTTGCCTATAAAAGTAACATTAATGATTCTTCATCGTCTAATTCGTCTTGAATTAAACGGTCTATTTCAGCTTGAAGCGCCATTGCTTGCGCTTGCATAACCATTTCTTGAAGCTTAGATATATTAGCTTCTTCAGCATCTCTAATTTCAGCTTCTAAGCCATTATCTACTGCTTTAACTTCTACTACTATATCTTTATTTTCACCAGTAACTTTTGATATGGCTTTAGATATATCTTCTTCAACTTCTTTTCGTGAATTTTTGTAAACCTTAGACTTACTTATCCCGCCTTTAGTGACAGGTATTTGGCTATTATTAACGTACGTTAATGTGGCATTTTTACCAGTAACAGCATAACTTCCTACTGCACAAGTTAATGTGTAATTGGTTTGCCCTGCGGTATAAGTAAAAGTTGCAGTTTGACCCGTATAACTATATGTACCTTTTGTGCAAGATAGCGTGTAATTAATGCCTGCACCGGGCGCACTAAACACCCAGCCAGTATTATTACCACCATTAGTTGAATTAGCACCAGCGTACCATGTCATGGCGAAGCATTGCTCCGTGAGATTGACATATAGTCAACTGAGATATTACCACCGCCAGTTTTAACCAAGTTGTGCGATGCTGCTGTCACTGAGCCTATAGTTACTACATTACCCACTGTGCCTGTCACAGTAAAGTCTGCAACTGTTGTGGTAGTCGCTGCGGTAAACAAAAGGGTGTGTGCTACAGTTTTGGTGCTTGAGATGGTGTTAAAAGTATTTGACCCTGTAAATGTCAAAGTAGATACGCCTGTTGCTCCCCCAATTTCAAGATTGTTATAAGTTTTACTACCCCCAGCAAATGTCCTTGCCGTAGTTGTAGTGTTAGTTAATGCTATTTTTGATGTTGCAGGGGTTAAAGTGAAACCTGTAACAGTTGCTGTATTCCAAACTGTTCCTGTACCTGTCAATGACCATACCATAGCCCCAAGCGTTATAGATCGAGTATTGCTATTAGTAGATAAAAAAGTTGGAATAGTTATATTGTAATTTGTACTTAATGACCCATTCGTAAGCGTATAGCTCGCCCCTGTTATAATATACGCATCTGCAAATACTACACCGCCACCTATAGTTGCTTGTATTATTGGTTGAGTAAAAGTGCGACCAGCGGAAGTAATTGTTTGAGTTTTATTTCTTCCTGCGTACTGAATAACACCTGTGCCAGTTAGCGTAATGGCTGTGCTTAATGTTACATCACCATACATAAATGGTAATATAGAACCAGTAGCAAATGTTAATGCTAATGTTCTAGCTGAAAAATCTAATGAACCAATATTATATGCCACATTCAATGTTACTGTTGATGAAGCGGCAGGGTTGTTATTAGTAAATGTTGCCGTATCTTGAGCTAAAGGGAAATTAGTTGTAGCTGGTGTACCCGTTGAAGTTGTTGCCCAACCTGTTGCAGAATAGTTTTGCGCTCCTGCTAAGTTCCAATATACGGTTTTGGGTATATCAAATGTTATGTTAGAGTTACCGCCAGCATTGCCTATCCTTGTGCCTGTCCAACTTGCCGCCCCTGCTCCAGTTATATCCCGAAAATCTACGTCTGTTAAATTTACAGTTGCAGCAGTAATAGTTGCTGCTGTGCCATATGTATTACCACGAATAAATAACCTACTTGACCCCAATGTTGTTGGTGCGGATACTGTAAATGTACCATTAATTGTATTAGTTCCAGCAATATAAAGGTCTTGAATACCAACTGCTGTTCTACCTACAAACGTGAGATTATTAAATATATTATTTGTTCCATTTATCTGAAACAGATTTCCAGTTCCACTACCTGTAAAACTAACATTATAAAAAGTAATCCCTGTAGCGACAATAGTACCCCCAGTAGAAGTAAGTGTTATTAAAGATGTTCCCGCATTAAAAATTAAACCAGTTGCACCGACCTGTATGCTACCAGCTACTAAAGTTGAGTTGTTTAGATTTATTGTTCGTGCAACTGAACCTGAAGATATAAACTGGTTAAGACAAGTAAATGTGCCTCCGTTACAAGTAAATGTGCCTCCTGTATGGTTGGTAAGCGTTGCTGTTGTTATGTTAAAATTAAATGTACTGCAATCAAATGTGCCAGCAGAAATGTTAAGCCCACCAAAAGTAGTCGTATGATTGGCAGTTAAAGTTGCAGTTATTCCAGCACCACCAAAGGTACATTGCACACAAGTTGCTGATGCAGCAATACTGACTGCGCCTGTACCTGAGTTTGTATCAAATATAGCGGTGTCAGCAGCAAGAGGAACGCCAGCACTTCCAGCGCCTCCTGTCGTTAAAGACCAGTTAGTAGTGGTTGTATTATCCCACGTTCCTGCACCACCAACCCAGAAGTAAGTTGCCATTAGACTTCTTCAACAACTTCAACAACTTCAACAACTTCAACATAAGGTGCAGTTATTACAGCCACCCAGTTATCAAATCGTTCTTGCTTCATAGCTTTTATTTCATCAGTAGATAGAGTGTGATCGTCTGGCAAAAGCAAAGCGTCATGTAATGTATAAATGCCGTCAGTTAGCTCAAAATCTATTTTCATGATTAAGTTACCGAAAATACACCGTTAGTAGCATCAAGGTTGACAGTGAAGGTATCACCGTTAACCCCATTCATAACTACGCTTGAGCCGTAATCCCAATAGCCAAAAGGCACAGATGTAGTTGAATTTAGGAGGATAGCGTAGCGGAACGTAAAGCCTGTTGTACTGGCTGTCCAAGTTGCGGGGTTAGCAAGCACTAATTTATAAGTGCCTGCTGATTGTGAGGATGACGTAGTGGTACAAGTATTACCCCCTTGAGTATACCCTCCCCCAGTTACAAGATCAGTTGTTCCAGCTACAAAAGTAGTATCAGCAATATTAACCGTTAATGCCAGAGCCACTTTCCAAGTATCTGTGCCAGCATTACCGCTCTCAACTAATGGTTCAACCGCTGCCGTGTATTTTGTATAAGTTGCCATTATTGAACTCCGATTATTTTGCCATCCGTTCCACGGACAATTTGTTTAGGTTGAGAAAGTTGAGTCATCATTTCAGCATGTTTTTGCATTGCCATCTCATTTTGCATAGTTGACATCTGAATCATCTGTGCGTAATTATTATTGACCGCTTCTATAAGCCCTGATAATGCGCTAGTAGGTTGAACCTCGCCAGCTTCATCAAGGTCTGTTAGACCTTCTTGTTCCTTAGACGCATTAATCGTCATAGCTGACTGTTTCAAGCTGGTTTTACTTCCCATTTCGGCAATCAATACCCTAGTGTCAGATTCAAGTTGCGCTTTCCACTGTTCAAACTGTAATTTCTGAGCTTCAAGTTGCTGTTCAGCCTGCATCTTAACATGCTCCATTTGCATGTCTGATTCTGCGGCTTGTTGTTCAGCTTGCATCTTAGCTTGCTCTAATTGCAATTTAGCTTGAGCAGTTTGCTGATCGGCTTGCAGTTTAGCTTGTGCGTTCTGCGCTTCAGTCTGCGCCCTAATCATTTCAGGATTAGGTGGAGGTGGTTGCGGAGGCTGTGCCGCTTTAGCTTTTTCATTTTGAGTGGCTTGAGCGACAAACTGTTCAAATGAGCCTTCTATAGTACGGCCAATCTTAAAACCCCTAATACCAAACAGTAGCATTTCACCTAACAAAGGCACTAACTCAGGGTGTTGTTGACCTACAGGAAGCACTTTCTCAAGGAATGAACTAACTGAAGTCAAGAACTCAACACGGTTTGATTTTTCAGTTTGCTGATCTATTTGAACTAAGGTGTCAGTTTCAATGTCTATATTGAAGTTACGCATTGATTCGTTCTTCAGCATTTCGATAGCTGGTTGAACAAACTGTGCGTCAGGCGTGTACATAATGCCTGATATTTGTACCAAAGTGTCAGCTTGGTACTTAGAACAGATAATCTCAGACTTCATTCTTAGAATGTCACGAGCAAATCGGCTCATGTCATCTTTCATGTTGTTTAGTCTAAGTGAAGCAAATTGTGATTTAATTTGTTGCGCAGTTGCGGTTTCGGAGGCAACAGAAGCACCGCGCATGATGTCAGATAAGCCAGTTGTTTCATAAACGATCTGCTTGCAAGACTCACGGGCTTGATACAGTTGTTGCAGAGCTGCCGCTACATCTCTAAGAGGCATAAACTGTACAGCACCTTGCAAACCGCCTTTCTCAACGAAAGCCGCCCAATTCTTAACCGGAATCAGAACGCCATCGTTGCCTTCCTTCATCAATCGTTCAATAGCGGGTTCGTCAGCCGCATAAATACCCATAACCTTCATGGCTTTGGTCAAATGCTTGATTCGCCCTGTTAGGTCATCTATTTCATCCGCTTGGTCTTGATACAGTAAGAAATCAGCGATAGGAACTAGCGATCCTGACGTAGTTGTTGCAAAGTAAGGTTTAGGGCAGGGGAAGAAATTAGTAAGCTCTAAGGGGTCTTTACGGTGGTCTAAGACAATATCGTAGTTATCCGCTATCCAATAGACGCATTTTTCGGACTTACTCCAGATTTCCCAAACTTCAGCTTTCTTTAATGCTTTAGTGGTTTCTTTTTCGCCATCTTGACGGTCAGGTGAATGAGTCAAAGGCACTTGGCTGAATACTTCACCAAAGCGCTCCTCTCCTTCTTCTAGCGACATATAAACGCGTCTAGCTACCCAAGTGACTTCTTCCCACGTTCTTGCAGGTAGATGGGCAAAATCTTGCCAATAAACGTAATCGACAGGTGTAGTTTCGGTAGAGATACGCTCAAACTGTTCTGGGGCTTCACCAGCTAACGCGTTCTCGTCTAACGATTCGCTAGTGTCTGCGTACTCATCCTCACCTATTTCCTGATAATTAGTTACTTGCGGTTCGGCTTCAACCGACTCAATGATCGGTTCATACCTGACCCAAGCCACACCACGGCCGGGTAACAAGCGATCGTCAACCACATTAGAAATAGTAGCGTGGAAATCAGGATACTGAGTAATTTCATAAGCTAAGACTCGCTCTAATATAGTAGAAGCAACACGGGCTACATCGTTCTGATCTTCAAAACGTCTGGATATTTCAGGATTAGGCGGTTTAGCATAAATAGCAGGTTTTAACGTCTGTACGTTCGACCAAAAGATATTAAACCGTGCATCAGTCGCCTCAACGTCTTTCCGTTCGTCACGGTAGCGTTTTACGACCTTCTCGCCACGCTCAGTCCACTTTTTAAAGACTTCTTTATAGCGCGATAGTTCATCGTGCCACGGCTGTGCTGATTGTTTATCTTCTGATTCTGCCATCGTGCCGCTCATTTGAAAAGGTTTGCACGATTATACCGTTTTTCTCAATAAAGCAATACTTATATTCTCTTTTTTAGCGCTCTTGTGCTAGATTCCCATAATTCGTTCAAGGTTTGGTCTTGCCAATACTTAACTTTCTTAGTTTTAGGTTCAGGACGCTGTTCACGCCACGCTAGAGCCATATATCTAAATCCGTCCGCAAAATGGCTTGTCCAGTCATGTTTTGGACGGTCATTAAACACCTTCTTATCCAGATTGTACTCACGTTGGTACTGTGTAAGCGCTTCCATTCCTTCCTTACACTTAGGATCAAACCAACAATCAGCCAAAGTCAGACGTGCCGCCTGAATCCCGTCCATCAGACTGACGCTAGGCACAATCCTCGGCCGCCACCCTAGTGATCTGAACTGCTCCTCAATAGACCGACCCGTTTGCAAGCTTTTCGCCTTAGCATCATGGGGTAAATACAACCATTCACCGTAGTCGTAACCCCTACCCTTCAACACTTCATGGTAATGGCTGATAGGCATACCCGAATTACTGTAGCAATCAATTACCCGTAGCTCCCTACCCACGACCTGATACCACCATATCGCTGTGTCGTCACTCCACCCTAAGTCGAGAGCCGCGTAGGTCTTTAGCGTCCGGTCATAACAAGGCTTAACCCGCCCTGCTTCAGCCAGCTCAAACATCTCCTTACCGTATATCGCGCCCGGTATCGCTGCATCGAAATTACACTCCATTTCCTGTAGCCATGCGTCCTCACTGAGTTCGTTCTTAAGCTCGGCTAACTCCTCCGCGTCCAACAAACCTGACTCCGATGCTTTCAATATCAAGGTAAAACAGTTAGGATCGGTCTTGCCCTGCTCATAACGCTCATAAAAAGCGTTTTTTCCTTTAGGTGTACCGATGATAATAGCCCACCCTTTCCGATCCGCTAACGCTGGGCGAATAACATACGCCCATACGGAGGACTTCCAGTCGCCATACTCATCCGCTATGATTCCATCAAAGTACAACCCCCGTAACCGATCAGGATTATCCGCACCGAACAGTTGTAGCCTAGCCCCATTGGGAAAGTCCAACCGCAGTTCCGATTCATTCACCTTTATATTAGGTATAGGCTTCGTAAACGTCTTACAGTAATCCCAGATCACCTGCTTGGCTTGGGAGTAGTAAGGACAAATGTATCCATAGCGCCCATCACCGGACACATCCTGACAGGCAGCGCGTATCAATTCATTAATACAGGACACAGACTTCCCTGCGCGTCTATGCGCCACCACAACCGCCCAGCGTTCCTTTCGATTGTGCAGGGGTTTGAATACATCTCGTGGTCTGTAGGGTAGGGTGACTTTCAAGTTACTCCTCACACCCGATTACTAAATTCATAGCTGACCCGTCAGCGTTCGTCAAGCCTACCGCCACCCTAGTGGACTCCTTAGCAGAAGTCCAACCGTGGGAGTGTGGCAGGATAGCAAGAGCCGCTTTGGAGTCCCCATTTCGTGCAGCATCTCGCAGTTGCGTTGACGCTTCCACTTCTGCATCGGCAGCGCCCTTCATGGCGGCTAGTTCTACAGTCGGGTCTAGCTGACACAGTTGCCGATACTCGGAGGGTAACATCCCCGATGCGAGGGCGAGCTTGTCGCCTTTCAATCCGAGCTTAGCTGATTCATATATTTGGGATAGACGCGCCTCTGTAGCTTGGAGTTCGCGCGGAGAATAGGGG